TGTTGATGGTAGGTAAGGTAGAGGTGAAAGATGACTGCCCTACAGCAAGTACCAATGGGCGTGATGTTACATATGGTAGGGCTTTCGTTGAGAGTCTTAAGGATAGTGAGTTACGGTTTCTTATACTACATGAGACCAAGCATAAGTTATATCAGCATCTATTTGTGTGGCGTAAGATTCATGAGGAAGATGCTATGTTAGCTAACATGGCGTGTGATTACGTTATTAACCTAGAGATACAAGACCTTAACAAGTGGGGCGACTTCCTTGTTATGCCAGAGGGAGGGTTAGTAGACGAGATGTATCGAGGGTTAGATAGCGGCGAGGTGTTCGCTAGGTTGAAGGAAGATAAGAAGAACGGTAAGGGCAACGGTGGTAAGCCTATGGACGAGCATGACTGGGACGGTGCTAAGAGTTTAGACGAGGCAGAGAAGGAGGCGTTAGCTAAGGAGATAGATAGTGCTGTACGTACTGGTGCACTGTTAGCAGGTAAGCAGGGGGGTGAGGTAGACCGTAGCTTTGATGCTGTGATGCAGTCTAAGGTTAATTGGGCTGAGCAGTTACGTGAGTTCGTATCGACAGTATGTGCAGGTAAGGGGGACAGCACATGGGCTAAGCCTAATAGACGCTGGTTACAGCATGACATCTACATGCCCAGTCAAATCAGTGAGAGCATTGGTAGTATCTGTGTAGGTATAGATACATCAGGCAGTATATCAGGCGAAGATATTGCAAAAGCATTGGCAGAGTTAGTTAGTATATGTGATAATACAACTCCCGAAAAAGTAGATTTACTTTACTGGGATACAGAGGTTGCCGCTCACGAGCAGTATCGTGAAGAGAATTACAGTGGGTTACTCACATCTACCAAGCCTAAAGGTGGAGGTGGCTCTAGTTCCCTGTGTGTATTTGACTATGTCGTTAAGAATAAGTTAGAGCCACAGTGCATTGTAATGATTACAGACGGATGGATTGAGTTTCCACAGACAGCCCCACTGTACCCTACTATCTGGGTAATGGTAGATAACAAACACACTGTGCCCCCATTTGGCTCAGTAATACGGGTGGACTAATGACAATACGAATAGATTTAACTTCCAATAAAGCTACTCATTTAGATAACGTGGTTCTGAAGGAGGGAGATGTCATATCGTTTAGTGATGTTTCTGAGCTAGACCCCCCAGTGCCAGAGAGGGTGGCACTACTTAGGTTAAGTCCTCATGGGGAGCATGTAGAAGGTATTGGTATGCGGATAGACGAGCATACCTATGTAGTGAATGAGATGTAAAGGTTAAGCTCCTGCCTTTCAGGGGTTATTTAAAGAGGAAGTAAAAATGCAAGGTACTCATGAACAAGATAGTTTGGTATAGCTTGGGATTAGTTGTAATCGTAGGGCAAGTATTAATTATATTGGTAGATATAGTAAAGGGTGTTCATTAAAAAATGGGGTTACGTATTTACCGTAACCCCTATGAGCGCAAAACCAACCCAACCAATAACAATAAAAGGAAACACATTATGCAAGACAAAGATACCACAGATATGCAATACCGCAAAGATTATTATCAGCTCAATAGAGAAAAGTATAGGGCGAAAGCTTTGGAGTATTACCACAAGAATAAAGAGCGGCTTAACGAAAACAAACGCGCGTTAAAAATGGAGGAGGTACAAGCTCAAATGACTCTGAACCCGAAACCTGTTTCCTTTAAAGCTGTTGAGCCCGCCCCAATCAAACGCAAAAAAACGCCTAGACGTACCAAACCTACAAGTGTGTTTAATCCTGTAACCCCCCTTAACGGAGAGAATGGTGCATATACCATGATAGATATAGCCAAGATGATAGGTATAACATACGAGAGGCTACGTTCTAGGGTGGCAAAGGATAAGCGGTATATGATGCCAGCCCATATGTACACTAGGCTAGACGGTAGTAAGTTATATAACAAAAAAGAGATAGATGACTGGCTACCTTATATCATAGACCTATTAGCATTTGACCCGTCAGCACATAAGAAAGCCCGCATAACATTATCAGGAGATGCAGTACATATAGTTAATTTCATGCGTAAGAATAAAAAAGTAATAGCTCACTGTGATAAAGAACGAACTAGATTGAGGGGTTTATGGTTAGACAGCTTGACTTCGCGCTGATGTTAAAAGTGTTGTATAAGAGAGGACACACTCTAGCTGATATAGCTAGAAAGACTGATACAGCTATGGGTACACTGAGTTGTGTTAAACAAGAAACTAAAGCCCCACCAGCAGGATGGTTAGAAGGCATCGCGATGCTAGATTACTGGCTTAAGGCGACAGGCGAATCCCCACCACGTATAGGGGACTATATAGATGTAGGAGAATTTACAGATGAATGAGCATAAAGATTACCGAGTAACGGTACGAGTAAGGAATAACAATATACTTAAATTGATTGAGGCTAAAGGAGTATCTGTGGCTAAGGTAGCTGAAGATATAGGTATGTCTTATACTACATTGTTGGGATACATCCAACTACGTGATTCTCCAATAGACGCAAAAGGCACTCTAAAACTGTCAGCACAAAAAATATGTGCCTACTTTGGTGTGCTGGTTGAAGAAGTATGGTCGCTAGAACAGCTTACCCCTATAGAGTCTAATACACGAGAGCTTGAGTTCTCCTACCATGAGCTAACACGGCTTGAGAATATCTCTGACCCTATACTAAATCTTGAGAACGACCAATTAAAAGAGGTTATAGACTTTACCTTAGACACAAAACTAACCCCTAGAGAATCTAATATATTAAAGTTAAGGTTTGGATTTGAAGGAGACCCTCTATCATTAGAGCAGGTAGGAGACGTATTAGGAGTAACAAGAGAACGTGCAAGACAGATAGAAGCTAAGGCTCTTAGGAAGCTAAGACACCCTTCTAGACTTAATAGAGTCCGTGTTTGTTTGGGGGAGCGCGAAGTTGGTCCACAACGTTGGGACGACCCTAAAAAACTAGCAGAAGAAAAATTAGCAGATGACTTAGCGTTTTTAGAATACAGAAGTAGTAAGGAGCTCGTAGATGAGGACTAAAGAAGGTGAGGTTAAAGATAAAGTTAAGAAGGCACTAACTGATGCAGGTGTATGGCATTTCTTTCCAGCGGCTAATGGGTATGGTAGGTCAGCTATACCAGATATAATATGTTGTGTGCAGGGTAAGTTCTTAGCTATTGAGTGTAAGGCAAACGACTTAAAGCCTACGGCAATCCAACAACGTGAGCTAGATAGAATCACTCAAAGTGGTGGGGCTGGCATCTGCATAAACGCTACGAACGTAGATAAATTAGTTGAGCACTTGAGGAGAATGTCAAATGGTGAGGAAGATGTATGCGAAAGGTACAAGTAAGTTAGAAGGGCTGTGCTTTTGGTTGTTAGTAGGGGTGGTGTTCGTAGTAAGCAGTATCTTTATAGCCGTGTTTGTACCCTTAGCATTATTCGGAGAGCTATTTAACCTTTGGGGAGATAAAAAATGAGGGCTAAAGAATGAAAGCGGTTGTAAAAACTGATAATAAATATAAGAAGTTTTTATACTGGGAAGACCTAACAGAGAAAGAAAAGGAGGACTTTACCTACGATGAAGGAGAAACATTCATAAGGCTCTTTGATTATGTTTACTTAGTTCCTTATGATTTTATATCTGCCGAAGGGTGGAGTTTAGCTAGAAAGCATAAATGGGATTTGATTGAGCAAATAGACTACCCTATGAATGACATAGACTACGTAGTAATTCTCAAATATAACTATCATAAAACTGCCGTTAAAGTAGGAGTGTACTGGGTATGAAACTACAACAAATGCAGTATCCACTAGCAACAACCAGTGCTAGATGTATGGGTACTAACTGCAACCAGAAGAACCTATGTCAGAGATACCTGACCATTGAGATAGACACACAGAACTACGTGTGGCATATGGACGTAAAGAAAGAAATAGATGATGACGAGATATGTGACTTTTTTATTGAGTGGGGTGTGTGATGAACAGAGAAGTAGTGGTGAACCTATTTAAAAAAGTAGCAAGGATACTAGAAGACGACAAGGAATACGAATGGTTAGCTGATGAGGTCAAAGATTACTTAAATGAAATACATGTTAATGAAGAAGCAGAACTTGAACAAGCATTAAAAGATACTATTGACGATGAAAGAATAAGGCAAATAATGATAAATTGCATCGCATATAATTAAAGTGGAGAAGAAAGGTGAATAAAGAAAGAGAATTGCTTAAAAGAATAGCGAACTATGGGGATACTATATCTCCACATTTTATTTACGAGATAAATGAACTACTCGCCCAACCTGAGCAAGAGCCTGTGGCTTGGATGCAAGATAGTATTGAGTTATATGTACTAGAAGAAAAATCCGCAATAAGAGGTTATGTAATACCCCTATACACAGCACCACCAACCCGTGAGCCTTTAAGTGATGGTGAGATACGTGATGGTTTAGATGGTAAAAATGGTTTTGAAAATTGGTATGATGATAGGTTTGTGGATGGGGTTCGGTTTGCAGAAAAAGCACACGGCATAACTGGAGTAGATGATGAGTAAGGAAAGAGATTTGTTATTAGTAGCATTAGACTTTTTAGACCCAAGAAGATGGTCAGACCCATCTGACCAACATGTTTTAAATATTATTTCTAGGGATATTGAATTGTTACTCGCCCAACCTGAGCAAGAACCTGCGGCTTGGATAATTGAAACAGAAATTCATGGAAAACTTAGTGAATGGGTATGCACTGATAAAAAACATTACATGGAAGAGCATGATTCTATTAAAGAACCAATACCTCTCTACACAGCGCCACAAAAACGTAAACATTTAACTGACATAGAAATATCAAAAGGGTTTAAAGCTGATGATGAAGCCACACACCTTTACAGTTATTGGGCAGGTGTTGAATTTGCTGAGAAGCATCACGGCATTGGAGGTGGATGCGATGAGTAGGGAAAGCATATGAATATCTATGAAGCTAGATGGAACAATGTTTTGAGCTGGGCAAAGAAAGTCAAGGAATATTACGATACTGGCAAGTATATGATTAAGTGGGATGATGATTTTTATCCAAATGAGTATGACTTTGTTATTGATGAAGAAAACAGATTAATTTCCATCGATTCGAAAGATGGAACAACTGGAAATCAGATATACGAATATGATTTAAATTGGGATCACGGCTCTTATACATCTATCACTGAAACCAATAAAATATTATCAGAAATTAATTTATATAGGATGGAAAAGGTGAAGATATGACCGAACAAGGAGCGTTAAAAGCAAAACAGATGAGGCTATATGATATTTGAAGAAGAACCAACGCTAAAAGAATTTTCCGATAAATTTAATGAGTATGTAAATGACCTCATGACGACTGACGGAAATGTAGCAAGTCATACCTTTCCTGCCGCAATCTATTTTGAAGTGGAGGGTTCAGATCATCAATATTCTATATCAGAATGGTGCGGATCAGTTTACAGAAATCCCACAAAGATACCTACAAAACATCAAGGAGGTTATTAATGAGTAAAGAAAGAGAGTTGTTGAGAGAAATAATGTGCTATATAGCATCGGGCGTAGTGTCTATTACAAGTAATGATCTTGGTGATGCCGCAGAAACGTTGCACGAAATACAAGAACTCCTCGCCCAGCCTGAGCAAGAGAACTTTGGGGTCTTTAAAGCCTTTTTAGAGCAGCTTGAATTTGATATACAACAAGACAATATAAAACGCCTAGTGCTATGTATGAGGCAAGATAATAAAAGTGTTTTAGCACAAGCGGTTTTAGATTATATGAAAGAGATCAATGCACCTATTGATATGGAGAAAGAGTAATGAATACAAGAGATAAGATAGCTATAGCGGCTATGAATGGGTTAATGACTAAGAAGACTTGGAACTTGCAAGAGTTTGCACAAGACCCTATGAGGATAGCAATGTGGTCATACGATATAGCTGATGCAATGATAATAGAGAAAAAAAGAAGAGAGCTGGCGGAGAGGAACAAACTAGAGGAGGCACCTAACCCACACCTTAAAGTTTTGATAAGAGACCTTGACCTTACCACACGTGCCCAAAACTGTTTAAAAGCAGAGGAGATAGTATCTATTGAAGACTTAGCTCAACGGACTGAAGTTGAGCTATTAAAAACACCTAACTTAGGTAAACATACTCTACGTGAGATAAAAGATATGCTTACTCTTAGGGGTTTAAATTTACAAGAGAGACACTAATGCAACTAATGACAATAGACTTCGAATCTTTCTACAGCAAAACATACAGCCTATCAAAGCTGACCACAGAAGAATATATAAATGGGGAGGAGTTTGAAGTTATTGGAGTGGGTATTAAGCTAGGAGATGCAGAGACTACGTGGCATACAGGAGATCGAGTAGAGATAAGTAAAGTGCTTGGTCAATATAATTGGAGCGAGATTACTTTAGTAGCACACAACTGTTTCTTTGATGCGTCTATCCTTAGCCTTTACTTTGGTATCTTTCCAGCTAGGTATATGGACACTCTATCTATGGCACGTGCTATACATGGTATATCGGTAGGAGGTAGCTTAGCTAAGCTGGCAGAGCATTATGAGCTGGGAGTTAAGGGCACTGAGGTTGTTGATGCATTAGGTAAACACAGAAGAAACTTTACTGCGGGAGAACTAGCTAGGTACGGTGAGTATTGTATTAATGATGTTGAACTGACTTATGCACTGCTACAAAAACTACTAAGCCATTACGGGAATACACTTGAGCTACGTCTGATAGATATAACAGTTCGTATGGGGGTTGTTCCTAGATTACAGGTAGACATGGGGATACTTGAGAGCCACTTATATGAGGTGAAGAAAGCAAAAGAGGACTTATTAGATAAGATAACAGTCGATAAGTCTGAGATTATGTCCAACCCTAAGTTTGCTAAGTTACTAGAAGATTGCGGCGTTGAACCACCTATGAAGATATCGCCTACTACAGGTAAGATGACGTATGCATTTGCCAAGACTGATGATGGCTTAAAGGAATTACTTGAACATCCTAATCTTATGGTACAGGCGTTAGTTGCGGTTAGGCTAGGGGTTAAGTCTACTATTGAGGAGACACGTACTGAACGCTTTATAGGTATAGCAAACCGCATGGGGAGAATACCTATCCCACTTAATTATTATGGAGCGGCTACAGGTAGGTGGTCTGCAGGTAGTGGGCAGAAAGTAAACTTCCAAAATATTCCTAGAGGGTCTAAACTTAAAGAAGCAATCATCGCACCACAAGGATACGTTATAGTAGGAGCTGACTTATCAAACATCGAGCTACGTGTAGGTATGTGGGTAGCAGGTGAGACAGAGGCTTTGAGGACACTAGGCGAAGGTGGGGATTTATATAAGGAGTTTGCTAGTATGGCATTTGGTGTGCCTTATGATGAGGTAACTAAAGACCAAAGGTTTATTGGTAAGACATCGCAACTAGGACTAATTTTTGGGGTCGGTGCGGCAAAGCTAAGAGGTGCTGTGAAGGCAGGGTCAGGTAAAGACTTAGGGGAGGCAGAGGCTAAGCGGATTGTTGACTTGTATCGTGCAACTTACACAGGGGTTACTGGTCTATGGAGAACGTGTAATGATGCTATTAAGTGTATAGCAGATGATGTACTAGGGTTTACATTTGGTACTAAAGGTATATTTATAGTTGATGGAAAGAAAGGAATAAGACTTCCTTCTGGTATGTACATGCAGTACCCGCAACTAGCTAATGGAGTAGATGAAAAGACAGGCGAGCAAGGATATAAATATAAACTTCGTAATGGTTATGATAGACTATACGGCGGTAAATTAACAAACAATCTAGTGCAGGGCACAGCCCGATGCATTATGTCAGAAGCAATGGTTAGGGTAAGTAAGCGGTATGACATCGTGCTTACTATTCACGATGCTTTATATATCCTAGCTCCTGAAGCAGAGGCAGAAGAAGCACTAAAGTTTTTAATGGAAGAGATGACCAAACCTCCTATATGGATGCCTGATATACCACTAGCGGCTGAGGGTGGATATGGTAGAAGTTTAAAAGATGCAGGATAATATGGCTAACAAAACAAGTAATAAGAACCGTAAGAAAAAACCAAACCCTTTTAGAGCGAGAGAGAACTATGGCTGACATTGCAGATAAAGCCAACGAGCAAGCCCAGTTAATACTGGAGAAACAAATAGCACTACAACGTGGCAAACCACTGGATATATACCAGAACGAGTCTAATAGATGTTGGTTCTGTGATGGTGATGTAGTTGATGGTAGACGGTGGTGTGATGAGCAGTGCCGTGATGACTATGAACGTGAGGTAGGGAATGAGTGAAGCAATAAGTACATTAGAAGAATTGGAAATTCAAATACGTAGTGAAACAATAATAGCTATGTATTTAATGGATCAACTCAATTTAAAGAAGAAGCTTATACATGAGTTATACGAAAAAGAAAGAGCTTTGAAAAGTGAAGTGGCCTAACTTTTATTTTCCACCTATAAACCTTTGGAGCTACCCTAATATGATAAACGAAGAATCAAATGTAAAACCTGTATGGAAGCCTAAAGAAGTTCCAGCTGACCCTATTAATAACCCAAGTCATTATACGCATGGTGGGATTGAAGTGCTAGATTACCTAGAAGCTAAAGGGTTGGATAAGGATTTTCACTTAGCTAATGTAATTAAGTATGTGTCTCGTGCAGGATACAAGATCAATAAGCTAGAAGATTTAAAGAAAGCTAGATTCTACTTAGACCGCAGGATTAAACTTTTGGAGATTGAATGACTCGACTATTAAGAAAGTGGTTTTGCCCGCCACACAGGTGTACAAAGTTTAGGCAGTATTACGGTTTGAACTTAAAGATATGTGATGAGTGCAAAAAAGAAAGCCCTTTGTGGGAAGCGAACATAATAAAACATCAGAGGTAGCTATGATAAACGGTTTAGGGCATGACGATAGTGGTGAGAATGAGTGTGATGTATGTAGCACAGATTTTACTGATGATGAAGGTGGGATTACAGGATACTTTGGTATCTTGCCAGTAGCGTTTTGTCCTGACTGCTTGAGTAGCATGTGCGACATGGTTAGTCAGCTTATGGGTTGGGGTGAGGAAGAGGACGAATGAACGAGAATGACATACAAAGATTCTGGGCTAAGGTAGATAAAACTAACGAATGCTGGGAATGGGCTGCCTATAAACAAAAGAATGGGTACGGTCAATTTGGTATAGGTAGACACTATATAGTATATGCCCATCGTGTATCTGCATATCTAGCTGGTATAACTACATCACTTAAAAGCAAAAGTACTAACGATCAAATATGCCATACTTGTGATAATAGGGGGTGTGTAAATCCAGCGCATTTGTTTAAAGGTACAGCTAAAGATAATGCGTTAGATAGAGATTTAAAGGGGCGAACAAATAGTGCTAAAGGGGAATATTCAGGTAGAGCTAAATTATCTGCACAAGATATAAATAATATTAGAAGTTATTATAGTGAAAAAGAAGCTACACAAAAAGAATTAGCTACACAATACCAAGTGCACCCATCTCATATATCTAGGATAGTGAATAATAAAAAATGGGCTTGGTTATGAAAGCCCCTCCATTTAGTTACTCTAGTTTATCGCAGTTTATAACCTGCCCAAAAAATTACGAAGCACACAAGGTTTTAAAGTACATACCGTTTACTGACACAGATGCCACACTGTACGGTAAGGATGTCCATTTAGCAGCAGAACACTATATAGGATCAGGCACCCCGTTGCCTGAGAAGTACAACTATATTAAGGGCTATCTTGATACATTAAATAATATCAAGGGCGATAAGTTCTGTGAGCTTGAACTGGGCATTAAGTTAGAAGGTGGCGAGTATAGCCTATGTGATTTTGAGGCGAAGGACAGATACTGGCGCGGGATTGCTGACTTAGTAATTGTAGACGAAGCGGCAGGTAAGGCGTATATTGTGGATTACAAGACAGGTAAATCTGCCAAGTATGCGGATACCAAGCAACTTGCACTACTAGCGGCGGCTGTATTTTTAAAGTACCCAGCAGTTAAAACTATTAAAGGAATGCTGTTATTTGTAGTGTCCCAAGAAGTAGTGAAAGCTGAGTACACGTATGACAGGCGCTTTGAGATATTTGATAACCTGAAAGAAGTTTTAATGCAACGTGAAGTAGCATACGAAACAGGTATCTTTAATACTAAACCTAATGGGCTTTGTCGGCAGTGGTGTCAAGCAGTTAGGTGTGTGCATAATGGGAGGTATGATGGCGACAAGTAGAAAGGCAGGGAAGTCAATTATGGATGAAATAATGTGGAAATATTATGATAGTCGTACTGATTCGTACGACTACAAGAGAATGGAAATTGACTTAAAGATTGACCTGATAATGTTAGATGATTTAAAGAAAGCAGAGGAGTTAAAAGATGGCATACAAGAACAAAGCTGATAGAAACGTAGCACGTGAAGTAGAGCTGGAGAAGAAGCGCCCCGGAGCTCATGAGGCTAGGATGGAGAGGCAACGTGCAAGACGAGCGGCAGACAAAGCGGGTATAGACAGAACGGGTAAGGACATAGATCACATACATGGTACAAAGGCAGGTAATGGGAAAGCTAACTTGAGACTTAGAACACCATCACAGAACCGATCTTTTACCCGCAACTCTGACCACACCGTAAAGATCAATGAGCCTAAAAAGAAAAAATGAAGATATCTGTAAAATCTGTGCGGGTAATGGCGGCAGATGCTGGTTTACCTGATACTTTAATTGATAGGCATTTAGACGCGTTATGTGGAATGGCATTACGCCTTAGAGCAGCAGAACGAAAACTATGCCAGAATAAAATACGTGGGTGGTATAGTGATCGAAACTTGAACAAGGCGCAGTTATTTGATATACTAGACGACTAAATAGAAGAAACGAGTCGCTCCCTTAAGGAGCTGAATGAGGTATGCAATGCAAATAGATGTAATAAACGACAAGATATTGTCGATAAAAACGGACGACCCTGACAGTATTCTGTCGGTAATAGAAAGAAGTAAGCAGGTAGCTGAGGATGAAGTCTGGGTGAATTTTGGTTTGGGTGAAACATATATCCTAAACAACCTGAAGATACCAAACGTGCCATCACCTATCCGAACTCAATATAAATGGACAGGCATGTACAAACCGTTTGAGCATCAACGGGTAACAGCAGAGTTCTTAACTCTGAACAAAAAGGCTTTCTGTTTATCTGAGATGGGCACAGGTAAAACTAACTCTGTAATATGGGCGGCAGACTATCTAATGAATCTAGGCGTGGTAAGACGTATGCTAGTAATCTGCCCACTATCTATTATGGACGCCGCATGGCGTAGGGATTTATTTAGAACAACTATGCACAGGTCTGTAGAGATAGCACATGGGAGTCGTGAGAAGCGAGCCGCGATTATAAGCGGTAGTGCTGAGATAGTCATCATTAACTACGATGGTGTAGAGATAGTAGAGAAAGAGATAGATGCAGGGGGGTTTGATCTGATTGTAGTAGATGAGGCAACACACCTTAAGAACGTAGCTACTAAGAGATGGAAGACACTGAATAAATTAATTAAGGATGATACATGGTTGTGGTTGCTGACAGGTACACCTGCGGCACAGTCTCCAGTAGATGCGTATGGGTTGGCTAAGATAATGAACCCTAAAAGTGTACCTAGAGCGTTTAATGCTTTTAGAGACTTAGTACAGATACGCCAGTCTATGTTTGTATTTAAGAACCGACCTGAAGCTGAAGAGATAGTACATAGCATCCTACAACCTGCTATACGTTACACAAAGGAAGAGTGCTTAGACTTACCAGAGTTAGTGTATCAGACTAGAGATGTACCGTTATCTGCACAGCAGGAGAAGTATTATAAGTTGCTCAAGAAAGAGATGCTTATGATGGCAGGGGGTGAGGAAATATCAGCGGCGAACGCAGCGGTGGCTTTGAATAAGTTACTGCAGTTATCAGCAGGGGCTGTGTATTCAGATACAGGAGAGATAATAGAGTTTGATGTTAAGCACCGATCCAATGAGCTACTAAGTATTATAGACGAGACACCACATAAGGTAATCGTGTTCGTTATGTTTAGACATACTATCGAGTTAGTTCAGAAAGTATTACAGGATGAGGGGCACACTGTAGATATAGTACATGGTGGCATAAGTGTGGGTAAGAGGGCGGAGCTATTCAATCAGTTTCAAACTAGTAAAGACCCCCGCATACTGGTCATCCAGCCGCAAGCGGCGGCGCATGGTGTTACTTTACATGCGGCTAATACAATTATCTGGTGGGGTATGACCCTATCATTAGAGACTTATATGCAAGCCAACGCTCGCATACATAGAGCAGGGCAGATTAATAGGTGTACGGTTGTGCATTTAATAGGAAGTCCAGTAGAGAAAAGGGTACTTAATGTACTTGAGAGTAAAGGGGCTTCGCAAACGAAGTTATTAGATTTATTTAAAGAGGCAATACAATGATTAGAGAAGACATTATAACTGAAGAAGAGTTTGAAGAAATAGCTGAAGATGATGAGGAAGGGGTGCTTGTCCTTGTAAAAATAGTAGAAGGCGAATTAGGCGTAAGTCTTATGGTGGCGAAGGATGAACCAAACGGAGAATATTTTATGAATTTCTTGGATACGATTTATAGAACATCTGCATTTGAAGCGATTGAATTATTAATTAGGACTTGTGAAAAACATGAGAGAGGTGTACTCGCTAAAGAGATACGTGCCTTTTTAGAATCCCCCCAAGTTCTACACTAGGAGAGAGTTATGAAAAATATTATGTTTCTAATGTTATTAGCACCAACAGTATCTATAGCGGCGGCTCTTATACTAACTCCGGGGCAAGCTATGAAAGCGGTTATACCTACAGCTAATGGGTATGCTATAGCTGACATGGGCGGTGAAGGGGTTACACAAGTTATGGATGTAGGTGGCATGACAGCTATCGTAGGACCAAACGCACCAACTACACTCATAATTCCAGATGCTGGTGTTGCAACACCTGAGATGCTTATCCCATTGCCGGGGACTGATGTAGGCTTACCTGTAGAATAGGAGACAGAAATGAACGCAGAACAACTAGTAACAATATACATAAAAATGCGCGATGCACGAGTAAAGCTCCAAAGAGAGTTTGATGAAGCAGATGGAAGAATAAAGGAGCAACAAGAGCAAGTTACACAGGCTTTACTAGAGATGTGTAAAGAGACTGGAGCTGAAGGATTACGAACACCTGCAGGTAGTGTGTTTAAAACCATTAAAACTAGGTATTGGACATCGGATTGGGGCAGTATGAAACAGTTTATTAAAGATCACGATGCATTAGATTTAATGGAGCAACGAGTACACCAAACCAATATGAAACACTTTTTAGAAGAAAACCCAAACCTCATGCCTCCCGGTATGAACGTAGATAGCCGTTATAGCATTACTGTAAGGAGAAAATAAAATGGTTGATGAAGAAACCGATCAAGTTTACTTGACGGGAAAAGAAGTTAGTAAGATACTAGGCGTCTCTCGAGATACCTTATACCGATTAAGAAAATCAGGAGCCCTTGATACATACCGCAAGGGAGGGAGAAATGTGCTCTATAACGCAGCTGATGTTAAAGAACTCTTAACCAAAAGAAATACAATAACCAAACAACCAACCAACTAAGGAATTATTTATGAGCAACGAATTAAGTATTTTTAAAAACGGCGGTGCAGTACCTGCACACTTCAGAAACACAGAGTTAAGTGCAACTACTAAAGCTCTTATGGGGGGCACTAGCTCTAGACGTATCTCTATCAAGGGTAATATCTTCCGTATGGTAGTGGGTGGGCAAGAGATTGCTAAGAATGAAGATCGCGCAATGAACATCATCATTGCGGCGGCGGCTCCTAAAACATCAAGACAGTATTACTCGGCAACGTATCAAGAGGGTGTAGTTACTGCACCTGTATGCTGGAGTAATGACGGGGAACGCCCTGATAGAAGCAGTGAAGCACCACAGTCTGTGAGCTGTGCAACATGCCCACAGAACATTCAAGGTTCAGCAAAACAAGGTAATGGCAGAGCTTGCCGATATACGCATAGACTGGCAGTTTTGTTAGAGAATGATGCAGTTAGTGGTGAGTTGTATGAACTGTCTTTAGCGGCTACTTCTCTATTCGGTAAAGGTGAGAACAACAAAATGCCTTTATTCCAATATGCTAAATTGCTAGGAGCAAATGGGCTTAACATCACAGACGTAGTTACTGAGATGCGCTTTGATACTGACTCTGCTACACCTAAGATGGTATTTAGAGCGGTACGTGCTTTAGATATCCCAGAGCTAGAAGCTATTAAGAAACATGGGGAATCCCCAGAAGCTAAACTTGCAGTTACTATGTCTTTCCAACCACCTGCGGCGAGGTCTTCAGAGCCTGAAGAACTTACATTTGTACAGAAACCCGCACCTGCTCCTACACCTGAAGCGACAGTAGAACCTACTGTTAGGGAAAAGAAACCAGCGGCGGCACCAGCCTCTATGGAATCGGTATTAGCTGAATGGGCTGATTAACCTACTCTCCTGTGCTTACGGGGCGGATAATACCGCCCCTTTTTTTCCCGTAAATTCAGGTATGTGCCATGAATAGGCTAGATTTTTTAAACACTGTTTTACCGTCTCAGGGGGTGTACTGTGTAGCTGCTATGCAAAAAGGTAAAGCGTGGCAGGTATTTTTTGACTCCATAGAGGCTATAGATAAGTGGGCTGAAGAGCAACCACCGCAAGGGAGAGATGCGTATTTTTCTCCTTCAACATATAACAACAACAAAAGTAGAAACACAAAGAACGCTAAAGAATTTAAAAACTTATTTATTGATTTAGATATAGGTAAGAATACAGATTACCCTACTCAACATGATGGGTTAGTTGCTTTAAAGAATTTTGCAGCGGCGTTAAAGCTCCCTGCTCCCACTATCGTATCGTCTGGCTATGGGTTGCACATCTACTGGACTTTTACTGAGGCTGTAGGTTATGACACTTGGAAGCCTCTAGCTAACTCCCTTAAAGAACGTATTATGTCCTCGGAGTTTAGTGTAAAGGATTTAGGGATAACGACAGATGCAGTTAGGATTTTAAGACTCCCCAGCACGATTAATTTCAAAGGTGGTCTGGAAGCTGATGTAACACTCTTAAAGCTGAGCCCGCCAAACCCAGTAGAGATGTTTAAGCAGTTACTAAGTACAGGTGATCTATCTCCTGTAGCTATGATGGAGTTGTCAGGCTCAGGGTCTATATCAGGTAATGGGTTAAATGACACTACAAGAGCATTACTTGGCAATACGGTTTACAAGTTTTCTCGCATTATGGAGAAGAGTTTAGAGGGTAAAGGTTGTGCACATCTAGCCTACATATTTAATAACCCTGATGACATAACGGAACCTCATTGGAGAGCTGGACTATCTATTGCTCAATACTGCACTGATAGGGAGACAGCTATACACAACCTGTCTAATAAACATGCTGAATACAATCCTGTTGAAACAGAGATAAAAGCTACGAAATGTGAAGCTCCACAACTATGCAAGACGTTTAGACCTTTTAATGAGTCTTTATGTGATGGGTGTTCTTTTTGGGGTAAGATACGCACCCCTATCGTATTAGGGAAAGAGATACTAGAAGCTACACCTACTGAGAATATAGTAACTGCGGTTAGCCCTGACTTGGGTGTAGTAGATATAGAGATACCAGAATACCCTTTCCCTTATTTCAGAGGACCGAAAGGTGGCGTATATGTCAAGAAGCCGCTAGACGATATAGAGGAAGGAGAAGATGATAAGAACCTCGTGTATGAGAACGACTTATATGTAGTGGGTAGACGTACAGATCCTGATGCAGGGGAAGTTATCCACATGAGACTTATTAGACCCCATGATGGGGTTAGTGATTTTACAGCACCTCTTGCTACGGTAACAGCAGGGGATAAATGCAGAGATATGTTATCACAGCGTGGTGTCGCCGCAGGTAGCAATCAGATGAGAAATCTAATGAGCTATTTGGTGATATGGACTAAACATTTACAGAATACATCTAAGGCGGAATTAGTGAGAGTACAATTTGGTTGGAATGATAGTGACAGATCTTTTGTTATAGGTACACGGGAGCTCACAAAAGACGCTCCTCCTAAGTATAGCCCTCCATCGGCGGCTACTGAAAACATAGTGCACATATACTCTAAGGCAGGGACCTTAGACGAGTGGAAAAAGGTAGCGAATTGCTATGCATTGGAAGGTAATGAGGTAAGGGCTTTTGCTTTGTTCCTTAGCTTAGGCGCACCGATGTTTAAGTTTTTCTCTTTAGGCGGTGCTATTGTGCACTTAACTAATGCATCTTCTGGGGTAGGTAAATCGACTGTTCAAAAGGTAGCTAATAGTGTTTGGGGGCATCCTGATTTAGCAATGCTGGTGAGAGATGATACAGTGCAGTCTAAGTACCATCGTATGGGTGTAGTGCAGAATATGATTCTGTGTATGGATGAGCTTACTAATTTACACCCTACCGAAGTAAGTAACTTGGCATTTGGTGTTACTAATGGGCGTGGTAAAAACAGGCTACAAGCATCAGCTAACTCAGAGCGAGTGAATAACACAACATGGTCTCTACCTTGCATCACCTCTGGGAACAACAGTTTGCACGAAGTATTACAGACAGATAAAGCTGACCCAGAAGGCGAGCTGTTGCGTGTGTTGGAGATAGAGGTAGTACGTAGTGATAGTATGACTAAGCAAGAGACTGACCAGATATTCTCTAGAGACATGATAAAAAACTACGGACATGCTGGCGAGGTAATGATGCAGTATGTACTAGATAACTATGATGACTGCATTAAAGACTTGGAGCTTATACAAATAGAGTTTGATAAGGCGGCAGGGCTTGGACAGCCTGACAGATACTACTCAGCATTATGTGCAACAGCTCTATGGGGCGGTAAGGTAGCAAACGATTTAGGGTTAGTAGATATCCCAGTTAAACCTGTGTTTGATCGTATGGTTAAGCAGTTAAATAGGAAAGCACAGATACCTGCTGAGTCTTCTCTTGAAAGATCGAGTGCGTTCTTAGGTACATTCTTATCTGAGCATATACAGAATCAACTGGTTATAAATCAAAAAGCACCGACTATAGAGGGTATGATGACACTGCCGATAGAATCACCTCGCGGCGCACTGATCGTTAGGAGGGAGCCTGATGTACAACGAGCCTATATTATATCTTCGGTGTTAAAATCATGGTGTGCTAAGAAGCAGATATCGTATAGTTGTATGACAGACGACTTATCTAAAATGGGGATTCTCTTAGATATATCCAGAGTACGGATGTCAGCAGGTACGCCACAAGACAGCCCTGCAGTATTAGCATTAGTATTAGACGCATCAAAAATCCAGTAAAAAAGAGGGGGCATAACGCCCCCTTCCTTATCTCTCTACACCAATCGCATCACTTCTTTTAACTGCCTTTCTTGCAGCTATATTAATCTTTTTTTCCAACTCACGTATACGTGCAGCTTTCTCGTCTGGTGACATATTCACATCAGGTGTGTGTTTTATACGAGCTATTTTACTCTGCAAGGTTGCAATCTGATCCCCTGCAGTCCCTAGAGCTGGAGCCGCTCTACGTAGTTTTACGTTTTCTGGCTCCCCTCGCATAGTCTTAGCTTTTTCCATCTCTCCTGCTTTCTTATAAGCTCTAACTCCATTGACTATCTGTTCCGCCGATTTAGCTAGGGCGTAATACTTACTGAGATGTGTGTCTTTATTAGGAGCTGTATATACACCCTTCCATAGAAATTTCTCCCCTAATGCTTTTGTAGGGGCTGACACACCCGAAACACTAGAAAGGTAAGCGTCAGCTAGAAGTGAGGATAATGCCCAAGCTTCTGTAAACCAACCTTTACCTAAGTGCTCTATCTTATCAGGGGACATATTTAAGAAATCTGGTATGCCTTCTCCTATCTTTTCAGCAAGAGCTGACGCATGTGCTGTACGTTGGTTTAAAGGCAATCTACTCTCTGTAAAGCTCTCAATGTTATTACCTGTGTGGAAGTCATGGTTAGTTATCGTTTCTAGTATTGGTTTTAACAACTGGGGTAGCATTGGAGGGAGTAGTAAATCTTTACCTCCTTTACGAAGTGCCTCCCAACCCTCTGCAGGTGTGAGCGAATATTTAGATACTCGTACTAACAGCTCAGGAATAACTTTAAAGAAGAACCCTGCCTCAAAGGGGATAGGTATTTTAAAGAAAGGGGCGTTCTTATCTCCTGTAGGCACTAACCAGCTATTCATCCAGTCAGGAGAGTTTCTGTACTCCTCATCGTCATCCATCTGTAGAGCGTACAGTATAGATGCTGTAGTTATCATTGCCGCGTTAGCATAGAAATGCTTTCTAACTAATCGAGCTTCTTGTTGGTTGAGGTTGCCGTAGCTTCCGGGAAATGCAGCTCTAGCAAGGGTGTCCATACCATTTAACTGAGCGGAGAAGAACGGTACAGTAGCTCTGATAGCCGCAAGTCTTCTGTTGTTACCTTTTTTAGAAAAGTTTATTACCTCTCTAGCTTGCATAGCAGCATAGTTCTCACGTTGCTGTGGATCTACTATACCTTTTTTAGGAGCCGCTTTATAAGCTGCGTTATATACAGCTACACGAGTAGCCGCATCGGTAGATTCATGGATATGCATGAGGCCGTCAATAGCCCACTTTACTATTCCTCTCTTAGCGGCTATACCTTGCACGAATTGTTTTGGGTCGGTTATTGAATCTACAGCCCCTACAATACCGTGTCTCTTTAAGGTTTTATACTCTTTTGAAAAGCCTGTTAATATCTTAGCCATGTGGTATGCAGCGTGTAGAGGGGTGATAAGCCCTGACTGCGTTACCAAACTTGCCATCATAGGGTCTCGTATAAGCTGACGATACCAATATAAAGGGTTAATCAATGTAACAGCCCTAAACACTTTAGTATGTGCTTGAGCGGTTTTCATAATCCAGCCCGGTGTAAGAGGTAGCAGAGATTGAAATGCTTCAAATGCTACAGGATCATCTATATGGTAATATACTGCTTCACCATTAACTCTAAACATGGTTGCTTGCGGATCATCCGGTCCTGACTCATACACACTACTTGGGCTTACTTTTGCCATGTGTGTAACTGCTATACGTCTCGCAGTATTTTGTGCTGCTGCACCAGCCATAAAGGATTGGTGCCTAATTAAATTCTCACCCACATTTACTTTTTGTAAGCTACCTTTACGAGTCTCAACTTTACCCAGCTGCTTAGCACCTACTTTAAGTATCTCTACGTAATCTGAAGGGTTATCTACGAGGTCATCCATACTCTTATATAACGGGATATAGGAGGGGTTGTCACGCCAATCATTAGCTGTAACTGAATCAACAAGACCCCCAACCTCCCATAAGTCTACCAACTTGCGAAGACCTTCCCATATATCATGCATGATGGGTTCTAATCTGGCGTCTTTAGCTAGTAGTTCTTTAACCTCTGCAATCTGTTCAGGAGTTACAAGTTTTTCAGTGCCGACCCCTTCCTCCAAAGTTTTTGTCATTTTATCTGCAGCTTCCCTAAGAGCCGCCGCTTGATCTAAAAGAGCATCACGTTTAACTTTGTCTGTAGCCTTAGCAGCTAGGTCTTCTTTCTGTTGAGCTTTTGCTTCTTTAGCTGTTATATCTGCCTGTATATCCGATGCAGACTGCCTACCATGTCTAGCATAAAGTTTATTAGACGCCTCTTTTAGTTTTGTCATTCTACTATTGAGGGTTTTAAGTTCTTTATTGATGTCTTTTATGGCATCTTTTAGTGTCTGTATCTGAGCTGTATCGTTAGCAGATTTAGCGGCTTCTAGGCTTCTTCTAGCATCTACCAGAGCTTCTGTAAGTTTGTCTGAATCTTTCTGTAGGACATCTGCAAAATCTTTATACAACTTAGCATTAACTCGCTGCTCTGCATCTTTACGTAGGCTTTGTTCCCCAGTTAGTACACGCATTGCCGAGAAGAATGTTTTACGGGAATCTTTATAACCGAGAGCATCAATACGTTTAAAGATATCTTCAAGAGCTAACCTTTTCTCAGTAACAGACATAAGAGTACCGTCACCTGCATATACTAAGTACCCATCACTATTACGTATTACGTTGTATAGTTGCTCATTTGCTTGTATCACCATATCAGCACGTAAAGCACCGCTCTTATCAAACATAGGTAAAGGTTTTAATAGCCTACTTAGCCCCCCTGTTTTATCTATCCAGCTAGTACGTATTTTAGATAGGAGGTTCCCCTTTGATGCTTCTTCAATACCTTCTTTGATAGATGTACTCATGCTCTTATCTGAGGTTTGAACCAGATCAGCTTCATTAAGAGAAGTACCTAGAGCCTGTGCATCTTTGTTAGGCTTAACAGAATAGGAAGTACCTTCTTTACGTGCAGTACGCTTAGTAGTTTTAGACTCTTTACGTAGAGCTTTAACAGCTAGGTGCCTAGCATCAGCTTCAGTTAATTGCAGTCTCATACCCAAGTGCATACGGGCAAAGTTCCTAACTGCAGATACTATCTTTTTAACAACAGGAAGATGTGGGGCGTTCTCTACTAGGTAAGCAAGTGCCTCATGGTGACGCAAATGTGTTGGTGTGTCTTTAGGAATAGCAGCGCGAGCTTTATCAAAAACTTCCCCTACATTGTTCAGGGCTTGATGTGCAATGTCTTTGTATACTTTAGCCCCAACTAAGTTCTCCATACCTACATGGGTTCCCACCTCATGCAATGCTACGTTCTCTAAAGTCTCAGGCGTTAGCTTGTTAGCTACATAGTGAGTTACACCTTCAGCAGTAGTAAGACCTTGCACATTCTCAGGGTGCTTGCCTTCAGGCAGAGTCTCAGCAGTATCATGTATAACAGCTTTACCAGATGCCACTAGACGTTTCATCTCAGGTGATAGGGTCTTAGACAACGAAGCGGCGGTGTGTTCGGTAGTTTCAGAAGTAGGCGCTACTGATTCATAGTCGTAACCGCTGTAATCAAAATCACCAAAATCAATTTGCCCAGATATATCGTTATCATCACCCTCATCAATCCCATACAGAGAGTCATCTGATAGCGGTTTAGTTGTATCTTCTATAACCTCATCTTCATCCCCATCTTCAGTTTTACTTGTATCTTCTACAACTTTTTTAGTTTTCTTACCTTGTTTTTTTAGCCTTAGTTTATTTGCAGCGTCTTGTTTAGCTTGTAATAATAGAGCTGCATTGTCCGCTGCTATTTTAGCATCAGCAGCTTTTTTCTTATCTATAGCGTCCTGTAATTCCTGTATACGTAATTGTTCTTTTTCATACTCGCCAGCCTCACCTTCAGTTTCAGCAACCTCGCCTTCTCCCTCATCTTGTTTAGCAGCTTTACTTATTACGCTATTAAGCCCTAATTGATTTTCGTTTATTTGTAGTCCCCTACCCAACTGCTGGCTTGGTGGTAGTATAGCCGCCTCTATCTGATTAGCTACACCTGAATGAGGCATATCTGGATCTACATCTAAGCCCAACCTTGCAGCTATGTTATATAAGGCGTCTATATTATTTTGAGACGGCTCTCGAGTTTTTGATTTTCTTATACTAGCATCGTACTTATCTAATACGGTTTGTGCTGCTTTTATTAGAGGCGATGTTACTTCTTGACCGCCCGCTTCAGTAGCTTGCTCCCCTTGTCCGCTTGATTCCATTCCTTCGCCAGCTTGGGTGATATTTTTAACTGCTTTGCCTTTTTTGGGTTGTGTGCTGCCATTGCCATTAGGCGGGCTTGTGCTGGTGACTTGCTGGGCATTAATAAAGTCCTCTATAGGTAGGGTTTCTCCTTGTTGTATAGCATCCATATATTTTAATACAGTGTTTGCTCCACCTGCTGGTAGCTTCTTAGAACTTCTAGAGCCCGTCATAACAGGTATCAGTATCTCTTCGATGGCTGGATGGTCAGCCGGATTCATAATGTCTAAACCTTTAGACGCAATCTTCCTATAAGCGCCGCTAGTTTCGTCAAGGTTTAACGTAGATGTAAGCCATGTAGGTTCAGTGCGTACAGGCTTTTCAGCCTTTCCTTTTACTATAGGAGCCGCTACTATCTG